AGCCCCTGCATGACGTCCTCGACGTGTTTGACGATGTTGCTCAGATCGGGCTTGACCTTCAACGGAGCCACCCTGCCTGCCAGGGCTTCCGCTTTTTTCTTTTTCGACCAGCTCTCCGGTATGGGATAGTACGCCACGACATACAGGCTGATCCTGCCGGTATGGGGCTTCGAGGGGGCGCCTTTGGCTATTTGCCATCCGAGCTTATCCTCTTCGAGTTGCTGTTTCTTGTCCTTGTGAACACGGCCAACCCACTTGTCCGCACCACTCGCCGTCTTGATCTTGAACGCAGTCGCTCTTGCTCTCGCCTGGCCTCTCGGCGGTCCGGGGACCTCGAACACATACTCTTTGGGCATCGGCATGATTGCCTCCAACGGCGTGGATTGGCGGGGCGCTTTTCAGATGCTCAAGGAGATCGATCCCTGCGGGGAGGGTTTTTCCGAATCGCTGGGCGCTAAGGAAGATCAGGATCATTCGCCCGCCTTGCCGTTTTGCAATGCATGATTGCATTTCAGTCCTCGATAATCAACCATATACTTAACCAATAGCCCGGGTAGATAGCCTGTTACTTAGCCAAAATCCCGTGGGTACGCCGTGAGGCTCGCATTCGTCCCGCCTTTGAGCGCTGCTGCATTGGCATCCTGAACGGCCGCCAGGTAGAGCCCCTCATGGTACATGGCCTTTGCGGCGTCGGTCCACGGCTTGCCGGCCATCTTGAGCAGCTCCGCGATCGCCTTGTTCGCGATCCCCTCGGCGTGATCCTCCAGGAGAAAATCCGGCAGCGCGGTTGCGGTGGCGCTCGGCCGGTGCACCCGTTTGACCTCCACCACATCCGTCGCATTAAGAGGCCCCGAGAATATGATCTTTGAGTCCTTCACGGCCTTGGCGTACTCGATGCCCGGCTTCATGGGCGTCTCGTTCTTGATCACGTTCGAGATCGCTATGATGCTGGCGTCATCCTCGTTGGTGAGCTGATACACGGTCTGCGCCTCGAGGGGATCGGCCGCCAGGGGCTCGTTCTCATCGGGACCGTCCTGCCAGACCCACGTATCCTTGCAGTATGCCCGGGCAGCCTTCCTCACGGCGTCCTCGATGAGAAAATCCGGGCAGCCGGGAACGTGGGGAATGATCAACGGTCGGAAATCGATCAGCGTCGCCATGGTTATCCCTCCTTCCTCTGATGGAGTAACAGCCCGGTGTCTTCGCTCTTGCCGCATGAGAACATGAACAGATCGAAGTGGTGCTTGGCGTGGACGGGGAAGTTCGGGTTGCCGGTGAGCTTGTTGAGCGCCCTGAATACCGTGTAGTCCACCAGTCCGTTTGCGTGCCGTTTGTTCACGCTGAATTCGTTCGAGACCCTGCTCGAATCGTCGGGCATGGCAGACGAGACACAGAGGACGGCGGCGCCTTGTGCGGCGGGGGGCCACACCTCAAAGGTGCTCTTGCTGCGCTCCGGGTCGTAGATGAAATGCTTGATCACCAGGGAGCCCTCGTCTCTCGCCCAATCCGGCCTCAGCTCGTCGAGCAGGGCCCGGGCAATCGGCCGGATCGCCTGGCCGCTCACATTGCGTGGAACATCGATCAGGCAGTGGCTCTTCGCGGGTATGGCCTGCACGACGCCGGTCTGGAGAATGAGGGGCTCGGTCACCGAGGTGGCTTCCGGCACCTGGAGGGCAACCTCGCGCTGCCCGTCGAGGAACCATGCCCACAGCTCGTCCTCGTTGTGGTAATCGGTCCCGTAGTCGTTGAGGATTCTCTTGGCGCGCCCGATGACTCCCGATGGGTTCAGCAGCATCTCGAATGCCATGCCCTACCCCCTCACTCCGCCGCCGGCTCCTCCCGTCTCGGCGCAGGTCCTGTAGTTGTAGGATTGAGGTTCTGGTCGAGCGCCTCGATCACGATATCCTCCAAGGCGAACAGCTCGCGCACATAGGCCGGATGCATGACGGCCTGCTTGCCTTTGTGTATCACCAGGACCGGGTCGCCCTTGAACGCCACCAGGTTGGGGTTGGAGTGCAGGCCGGCATGGTTCCTGAACACCATGCCGGTTGCCTTGTTGTAGACGAGAGGGGTGGCCGGCGCGTCCTTTGTGACGAGGCCCTGGCGGATGTTCTCCAGAACCACTTCGCGGGTCAGTACCCCCTCGCTCGCCTGTTGATCGGCCTGCTCTTCCATTATTTTCTTGATCTGAGCGATGAGCTGGGCCTTGTTGCCGGTGATGTCCTTCCCGAACGTCTCTCTGGCGAACACCACGATCTCCGCCGCCGTTTTGGTCCTCAATTCATCGATATTCACTGTCACTGCCATCCTTCAATTCCTCCATGTTAAAGGGGCCGGTTATGTTCCGGCCCCTGGTTTATCGTCCCTTGCCTGGTTTCACCTAGATCATCGACGTGCTGAGTCCGCGCATATCGAGGAACACCGCCACGAAGTGCACAACACAGGTGTCGAGCGCCGCTCCTGGGTCGAGATAGATCGCACCGTCCTTAGCGCTGATTGCCCCGATGCCGATCTCGTCCGCCGCTCCCGCACCGCCGCCGTTCTTGATGAGGGTTCCGGCAGCAGCATTGAGATTGACAGAGTCGAGATATGCGTCTGCGTTGGTCCCGTCACCGATCTCGGCAGTCGCCGCGTCTCCCTCCGGAGTGATGATCTTGGCGCTGATGTGCTCCAAGACCATCCCTGCGGGCTGATTGAATATCTTCGCCCGATCTGTGGCTGCGAGAGGGGTGTCCACCGCGCTGAAGGTGATTTCCTCTTTGTAGAGATGCCCCTCGTTGACTGCGCTGCGCCCTGCGGCCGCGTTTCCTACTGTGAGATCAAAATCTGCCATGGACGCACCTCCTTATGCAGCCTTCTTCACTGTTGCATAGAACAACAGGGAAGGCTGGGTTACTTTCCAGTCGTAAACCTGCAGGCCCCGGATCAGATCACCGAACGTGTTGGGGTTCCGGAGCTTCTCGGTTTTGACGATCTGCGTTGCGTAGGTGATCGCCTCGGGATGCCCGGCCAGGATATAGTCGTACCCACCGGACTGATACAGGTTGGTCGTGCCATACACCTTGGTCCGATCGATCGTGCCGATGAAGCCGGTCCGAAGCATGGATTTGCCATCGCCCATCTTCGAAGCATCCAGGAAGTTCGGGTTCTTCTTGATGAGCCCTTTGAGCCAGTTGGGTACGAGCACCCACCGGTTGCCATCATCCGGGACGAAGTTGTCGTCGAACGCGACGCCGATATCCACCATGAGATCGAGTGCATCATCGGCATCCATCGCGACGTTGTTCCATACCTGGTTGCCGCTCGCCACGTCGCTGTAGACGTCCGCGAACAGCTCCCGATCGATATAGTTCTTCGTCTTGATGGAAGCGTTGTCGGTGACTTTCTGAACCCACGGGACATCCGACTGCCGGCGATCAACATCATCCACCGGGAAGTTGAAATACACACCCCTGGTGATGGTGAACTCGGTGCCTTTGTCCTCGACGGTCTGCGACTCGAGCTTGAGACCCTTGTAGTATTTCCGGATCTCGACCTCCGGATCTCTCCGGATGATAACCTTATCGCCCTGGTCCTTGATCTCGCCCTCATAGTTGTGATTGCATATTTCTGACGCCAGGGCCTGCTCGTAGTAATTCTTCAACATATTCCCAGACCAGATTTCCGGTACGAAATACCCGTTCGGGATCTGGCCATAGCCTTGCGCTGCTGGAAACTGTCCTGCCATGTTAGGTCATGGTTACCTCCTACCCGTTGCGTTGGTGTTACGTGTATAGAGCGGGGTTTCCCCACTCTACGACGATCCGTTTCTCTTCCTGCGCTTTCTGAACCAGGGGCCACAGCTCGGCCCACTTCTGTGAATCGCCTCGGCACAGCTTCATGACCTCCTGGATGTCCGCCTGGGTTACCGGCATTCCGGCCTTGAGCTTGTCGACCGCGCTCTTCGGGCCTGTGTCGGGCACGAGAGGCTTGGGCTTGCGGTCGTTCTGCAGGTCGCCGGCAGCATCATTGTTGCGCTTTTCGGCGATTGTCTGCGTGAGGCCCTTGCTGTAGTCGCTCTTAGCGAACTCCTGGAGAATCTGAATGACCATACCTGCCGATGCGCCCTTGCCGGGCTCGTCGGGGAAAAGCATGCGAAAATAGTCATCGCCTGCCGGGTGGCTGAGCAGAAAGTTGTCGAACGCCGGGTTCAGATACCGCCGGCCGCTCTCGTCAGTCCGATCGCCGTCGAAGACCAAGCTCTGCCAATTCGGGATCGCTTTCGCAATCGCGTCGGCGTGCTCCTTCTTCTTGCGCTCGGCCTCTTCGAGAGCCCGCCGTCTGGTGTCCTCGACAAAGGTGTCCACCACGGGCTTCACCTGGCTGTGCAGCGTCTGCTCGACCTGGGTGATACGAGTCTGTGTCGTCTGCTCGAGGGCGTCAATGTACTCGAGTATAACGCCCCCAATCTCGGGGAACTCGTCGGCCAGGGCTCTCAGACGCTCCTTCTTCTGCTGAAGGGTTTCCGCCTGAGTGCTTGTCTGTGCCTGTGTCCCCACATCACCCGTGTGCTCCCCTCCGGCTCCATGCTGAGATGCATCAGCGCCTTTCGCCTGGGGTTGTCCCTGGTCAGGTGGCTGGACCGAGAGCAGGATCTGGATCTGACTCCTGAGGTCAGCCATCTCTTTTTTGAGCGAGGCGTTCTCCCCGCTCACGCGGTCCG